TTTTACTAAATTCGGAAAGTCAATATAGATTATTAGACATGGCATGGAATATTGCATATCATGAATTTCTTAAAGCAAAAGAAGAGGCAAAAAAAGAAATAAAAGGTATTTTAACAGAATAAAAAAGGCCTTAAAAAGGCCCACAAGAAATTACCCAATTTCAGTATAGCACGTGAAGGAGGGAAAAGCAATGCTTTCGGAGTGGGCAATAGAAAATAATAAAAGGCTTATACGTGTGTACAAAAAAGAAGTAGAGGAAATCTTAGAAGAACAGACAGCTTATCTGGAGCAGGTGGCTAAGCTGGAGGAGGATAAAAAGAAAAGGCTGGAATGGATAAGAGACTTAGAAAAACAGTTGGAGGAGGCAAAAGAACATGAAAATGCGGTTGTTAAAATTGAGTCTTAAAAATTTTAAAGGTATAAAAGAATTTACATTAGATACAAATGGAGGTAAGAACACTAATATATATGGCGACAATGGCACTGGGAAAACAACTATTTTTGACGCATTCACATGGCTATTATTCGATAAAGACAGCAGTGACAGAAGCAAGTTTGATATACAACCACTTGATAAACAAGGCAATGTAATACACATGATTGACACAGAGGTAGAAGGAGTATTAGACATAGATGGAAAAACAATTACTTTGAAGAAAATTTTAAGAGAGAAATGGGTTAAAAAAAGAGGCGAGGCAGAATCAGAATTAAAAGGGACAGAAACGCTTTACTATATAAATGATGTACCGGTCAAACAAAGCGAATACAAAGCGTATATAAACGAACTTATAGATGAAAGCATCTTTAAAATGATAACAAATCCGCTTTATTTTGGATTAGTTCTCAAATGGCAGGATAGACGCAAAGTGCTTCTGGATATGGTCGGAGATGTTACAAACGAAGATGTTATTTCAAGTAGAAATGATTTAAAAGAACTTGCCTTTCTTCTCAATAATACAGATATAGAAACTCTTAAAAAATCTATAGTTGCACGTAAAAAGAAACTTAACGATGATATAAAAGCAATTCCTTATAGAATTGATGAACTTAATAACACAATACAAGAATTTGACTTTGAAGCACTTGAATTTAGAAAAAAATTTATTCAAACAGCTATAGATAACATTGAAGCAAAACTTGCTGATAGCAGCAAAATTGATGAAGAAGTTTTAAAAGACAAAAAAAGGCTTTATGAACTACAATCGGAACTAATGATGATCGAACAGGAAGCAAAAAACGAAGTTTATAAAGAATATGAGCAACTAAATAAAGAATTGCAAAATACGTTAATAGAGCTTAATACAGAAAAAAGTAGATTAGCACAACAAGAAATTCTTATAGAAAATGCAGAAGAAGAAATCGAAAGACTGAAAAAAGAAAACGAAGAATTGAGAGAAAAATGGAGAGAAGAAAATAAGAAGGAGCTTACCTTTGACGAAAATTTATTTGTTTGTCCTGTGTGTAAGAGGCCTTTTGAAGAAGCAGATATTGAAGCAAAGAAGGAAGAAATGTTGAAGAATTTTAACTTTGAAAAGGCAGAAACATTAAAGAAAATAACTGCTCAAGGTAAAGAGAACAACAGAAAAATAGAAGAATTAAAGAAAAAAATAAGTGAAATCAACGTAGAGGAAATTCAAGCAAAGATAATCGTTTTAGACAAAAGAGCTAAAGATATAAAAGCTAAAATAGATAATTTCAAGCCAGTAATCAATTTAGACAACAATGAACGATACAAAGGAATTAAATCAGAAATAGAAACTATAGAGAATAAGTTATCTAAACAATATATAAACACCGAAAAAGATGAATTAAAGAAAAAATTGGTTGAACTAAAAAAAGAACTTGAACAAGTTAACAGCAAACTTGCTTACAAGGAACATAATGAGAAAGCAAAAGCAAGAATAGAAGAACTTAAAAAGCAAGAAAGAGAGTTAGCGAGACAAATTGCAGAACTCGAAAGGCAGGAATTTCTGGCGGAGGAATTTATAAAAGCGAAAGTAGAGTTATTACAAAGCAAAATTGATAGCAAATTCAAATATGTAAAATTTAAAATGTTTGACATTCAGGTCAATGGTGGGATTGCAGAAACATGCGAACCAATGGTTAATGGAGTGCCATTTAGTACAAATCTTAATTCTGGAGCAAGAATTAATGCGGGTTTAGATATTATTAATGCTTTGTGTGATTATTACAACATACAAGCACCAATCTTTATAGATAACAAAGAGAGTATAACAAAGCTTATAGAAACAAAATCGCAGGTTATAAGTTTAATCGTGAGCGAAAGAGATAAAAAATTAAGAGTGGAGGTAGTGTAAAATGAGTAATTTAGCTTTGATTAAAAAAGATACGGTTGATATTGTTGCTGAAAGAATTAGGGCTTTTCAGAACAAAGGGGAAATACATTTTCCCATAAATTATAGCCCAGAGAATGCTCTAAAAAGTGCATGGCTTATTTTACAGAGCACCACAGATAAAAACGGTAAGCCAGCATTAGAGGTATGTACAAAAGACAGCATAGCGAATGCTTTATTGGACATGGTTATACAAGGATTAAACCCTTCTAAAAAGCAGTGTTACTTTGTAGTGTACGGAAATAAGCTTATATGTCAGAGGTCCTATTTCGGGTCAATGTATTTAGCAAAAGAAATGGCTGGAGCTAAAAACATATATGCCCAAGTTGTTTACAAGGGCGATGAGTTTGAGTATGAAATTGTGAAAGGTAGGAAAAAAGTAATTAAACACATACAGAAGATTGAAAACATAAGTAATAATAACATTATAGCTGCTTACTGTGTTATCGAATTTGATGATGGACGTTCGGATTACACTGAAATTATGACAATTGAACAAATTAAACAAGCTTGGAAACAAAGTGTATTACATCCTGTGGATGAAAAAGGCAATATCAAAACAGGGACAACACATGAGAAATTTACTGAGGAAATGGCAAAGAAAACAGTCATAAACAGAGCATGCAAAGCATTAATTAATTCTTCAAATGATAGTAATCTCTTTTTGCGTGCATTTAACAGGTCTGATGAGGAAATTGCAGAACATGAACTTGAAGAAGAGATTAAGGAAAATGCAAATAAAGAATTAATTGATGTTGAGTATGATGTTGATTACAGTGAAGAAGAACAAGAGAAAGAAACGCAGCAAGAAGAAGATGAACAACAACAAAAGAAGCAAAACAAAGAACCACAACAACAATCAATTATCTCTGAAGGGCCGGATTTCTAATGGATATAAAAGTTCTGGCAAGTGGGAGTAGTGGTAATGCCTATCTTGTGTCGGATAGGCATACCACACTCCTTATAGAATGTGGAATATCTTACAGAAAAATACAACAAAAATTAAACTTTAAAACAGCAGGAATAGATGCATGTTTGGTTACACATGAACATAAAGACCATTCAAAAGCAATAAAAGATATACTTAAAGTCGGTATAGACTGCTATATGAGTGAAGGAACAATTAATGCTCTAGGTGTATCAGGGCATAGAGTGAAGTCTATAAAATCACTAAAACAGTTTAATGTAAATACATTTACTATACTGCCTTTTAATGTAGAACATGACGCAGTTGAAACGCTTGGTTTTCTATTATACAGCACTAAAACAAAAGAAAAATTGCTTTATGTAACAGACACAGCTTATATACGTTATCAATTCAAGGGGTTAACACACATAATGATTGAATGTAATTACAGCACGGAAACATTAAAAAATAATACAAAACTGAATATTGAAGTTAAAAAAAGAATTATAAAGACACATTTCTCACTTGAGAATGTTAAAGAATTTCTCAAGGCAAATGACCTAAGCAAAGTTGAGCAGATATATCTTTTGCACTTAAGCGACCACAACAGCGATGCAGAGCGGTTTAAAAGAGAAATACAAGAGCTAACAGGCAAGGAAGTCTATATTGCAGAGGGCTAATGCCCTCTCACTAAAAAACTTTTTCGACGGAAAAATGTGCATATATACCCAGTTTAGTTTATGCAGAAGAAAATTATTCTATACCCTGTAAAGGGGGGAGCAAAAGTGCAATATG